TATGGTTATTAAAATGGCCTAAAGAACCCAATCAGACACATAGTAAATATTACACATATGATTTTAGTTGCAACGAAGATTATGTGTTACATGCTAAATATCATAATTGGGAATACTTATTTGATTACTTTAAAAACGATCCAAAGACAATGGGTACAGCTGCAACAAAATATGTTAACAAAAATTTATTGTCTTACAATGCTAATAGAAAAGTCAGAATAAGATTTAGTATTATGCCGCAAAAACTATCAGATATACTAGAACCTGGTACATCTAAAATTATAGATAGAATAAAAGCGGTTAATGACTTTTATGAAGCAGGATATGATGTTCATCTAAACTATTCACCAATAATTATGTATGAAGATTTTCAAAAAGATTACAATGATTTGTTTAGACTTGTAGATTCTATTGTAGATAAATCTATAAAAAATAAAGTAAAAGCAGAGTGTATATTTTTAACACATAATAAAGAAATGCATAAATACAACGTAATAAACGATGTAAATGGAGAGAAATATTTATGGCGACCAGAATTGCAAGAACCTAAAACTTCTGAATATGGTTGTTTAAATATCAGATACAATCGACATAACAAAAAACAATATATAAAAGATTTCAAACAATTGCATAACACTGTTGTGCCTTGGCAAAAAATCAGATATATATTTTAAAATTAAGAGAGCCAATAACTGGTCCTGTAAGTCCTATGTGCGTAGCTACAGATAATGCATTTATCTAGGCAAAGGAATATGTGAGGCTCTCTTTCTTTTTGTTATCTTTTAATTAAGGAGAAAAATGTGTAAATATTATTTAAATAAATCAAGAAAATATAAAAAGCTATTAAAACAAAATAAAGATGGAGTTTTTGTAAATACAGATCATAGGTTTGTAGGTAAAGTGCAGCTTAAAAGTGGAACTGTACTTAATATAAAATTACATGAAGCATATAAACCAGGAGGACCTACTGGAACAATAACAAAAAATCCAAACAAAATGATAATTGACATTAAGGAGCAAAAATGCGTAAATCATTAAAAACTGAAATATTGAATATAGATGCAGATTACCATATATACGAAGGTATGGGAAAATATCATGGTAAAAAATATGAAGTTCAAATAATAAGAGAAACATATCAATCCAGTAAAAACGAAAATAGAATACCAGTATTATGGGTTGATGTTCATAAAAATTGGATTGAATGTAATGACGATGCATTTGATACTCTTAGAACAGAAATGTTTAAAAGTATGAGTGCAGCTTGTAAACATCTTGAAATTCATTTCAATTTAGATGCAAGAACAAAGAAAAAGTTAATGAAATTTAAACATTGGAGAATGTAATGAATGCAAAAACTAAGTTAGATGTATGGAATATAGATTATATAGATTCAGATAAATGGGAAGAAGTTCCAGAAGAAGATCTATGGGAAGATGGCGAAGCAGATACTACAAAAGTAGTTATTAAAATGTATTCAAAGGTATGTAGACTAGGTGAATGGAAATTAATAAGGAGAAAACAATGAGAAAAGATACGAGAAGTGATTTATTAGTATTAATTAATACATTGGATAATCTAGATGATTTAAGAGAAGTAAGATCAATGATTAAAGATAAAATTGAATCACTAGGAAGAATGACTAAATATAACCTTGTAAAAGGTGATAAAGTAAGAGTAAGTGGAACTAATAAAATTGAAAAAGGAAAAATTGTTAAAATAAATAGAACTAGAGCAGTTGTTGAAATAGATGATAAACAATGGAATGTTCCATTTTCAATGATAGTTAAATTAGTAAATCAAGATGAGGAAATATCAATATGAGCAATATCGGATCATGGTACGATCCTATTAGGAAAGTACCTTTAGAATATAATGGAACTAAATCTAATGCTTGGTCTGTACAAAGAGAAGATTTAGATAATAACTCAGGCTGGAAAGAAGTAGGTGTTGTAAGTAATAACTATTTGCTAATAAATAATATAGAAGTAGAAGAATTAGCAAAGAGTGTAACTGATTCATCAGAATTTCAATGGGAAACAGATAAAATCTTTTGGAATGGAAGACAATTTATGTATTCTATGGTAGCAAAAGATTACAAAAAAGAAATAGCAGTAGGTGATGATGTTTCACTTGGTATAATGTTTTGGAATAGTTATGATGGATCAACAGCACTACAGTTTAAAATATTCTTACAAAGATTAGTATGTTTAAATGGAATGGTATCTAATGACATATTTAATTCATATAGATTTAAACACGATAGGTCATCTGAAGGATATGAAGATCAAATAATGGAAGCTGCAACGATAATAAATAACTCTGAAGATAATATAAGATATTTTGTAAATGGATTAAGAATGTTTTCAAACACTCCATTAAACATGGGCAAATTATCACATATCAGAGAAAACTATTTAACAGGAGTACCAGTTTCTTTATTTGGAACTATAGTAGATAAATTGTTAACTTATTCAAAGAGTCCAACAGTTTATGATCTATACAATGCATCAACAAATGTATTATGGCATAAGAAAAAATCAACTAAAGCAGATTTTGATCACAATGCATATATTACAGACAGTTTAATGAAGTATTCGCAAGATGCATTAAAAGAAGAATATAGTAGTTAAAAATAAGGGATAAACGACACGACAGCGGTGAGCAGCTGTGCTTAGAACAGTTCATAGTGTTTTGTTTATAAGGTAATGTCAATTAATAGTTTATCCCTAGTTTTGTCTGACAAACTAAGACACATGATAGTGGGTGCGCACGGAAATCCAGAATAGTAACCTCTGTCTGGCTTGTGTTTTAGTATAAAGAAGAGAGTCTTTAATAGGCTCTCTTTTTTTTTGTATTATTAGTTTAAATAAGTTATATTTATAATTCAAATCGGAGGTAAAATGGATAATAATCAAACGGAAAAACAAATTCCTAAAATAGAAAATATAGTAGAAGATCAATCGCCTACAGTAGGCAAAATAGCTAAAGCCTTAGCTAATGCACAGAAAGACATAATGGGAGCCAAAAAAGGCTCAGTAAATCCATTCTTTAAGAGTGGATATGCAGATCTACATTCAGTAATAGAAAGTTGTAGAGAAACATTGTCTAAAAATGAAATAGCATTTGTTCAAGGTAATAGATTCAAAGGTGGTGTATTTTTAGTAGTTACTAAGTTAATACATTCATCTGGAGAATGGCTATCAAGTGAAATAGCTTTACCAATGCCTAAAAATGCTAACGCACAAGCTATAGGTTCATTAAATACCTATGGTAGAAGATATGGTTTAGCAGCAATGGCTGGTGTAGCACAAAAAGATGATGATGCTAATGAAGCATCAGATTTTCCAAAAAAAGTAAATAACTAGGAGGTAAGCATGGATTGGGTAACTAGCGGTAGCAGTTCAGGATCAAAAAGTAAAGACAATTTATTTGTCGACAAAGTAAAAATAGCAACAGCAGAAATTAAATATGGTGTCAAAGAAGATTGGCAAACATATTCAGATGATATTTCTGTACATCTAACATTAGACATCGGAAGAGATTTCCAACCTAATATGTATATAGGTGGTAATTATAAGAAAGACGATGTAAGTGGTGAGATTGTAGGATGGTCAACAGCATTTAAAGTTAAAATGTTCTTTGACTCTATAGGATTACCAATAATGTTAGATAAAGGTAAAAGTCCACAATCTAGCAAATTACCAGCTGATGCAGAACAAAGACTGATAGGTAAAGAGTTTCTAAGATTAACATACATTTCTACTAAAACTAAACGTGATGGTGGACAATTATGGAAAGATTGGCAAGAAACTAGAATGCCTAACTATGAAGTAAGTAAATTCAAAGCAGAGTTTAAAGATTCAGTAGGTAAAAACTATGTTAAGGATTTCAAATCTTCAGAAGAGTCATCAGAAAGTGATAGCCCTTGGTCAAGTGATGATCAATTCAACGGAATACCAACTTAATGACAACTAAAGGAATAATTCTTAAATATCTTAATTATAGAATAAATCAAGGAGTTCCAGTAATATCTTCAGTACATATTGAAACACGCTTACCAGAATATGGTAAATTATTTCATAATACTAGTAGATTACCTTCGGCTTATTCTAGAACATGGCGTAAGATAAGAGAGAATAAAGAATATAATGAAATAGGTGTCATTGATTTGAAAGAAATATCTAATCAAAATAAGACAAAAACATGGCAGATAATAACGTAAAATACGTAGAATTAGCAATAGGTTCTGTATCTAACAGAGCCTATGCTATTCGCCCAGAACATATAACTAAGTACATAAAACCTAATCAAGAGCTATATCGTAGTTTATTTATATTAGATAAAAGCGCATTTGAACATTTTAGAGACAAAGGATCTATAAAGTCTTATAAAGGTACATATGCATTAAATACTGTTATATTTGATATAGATAGAGGTAAAAAGACTGGTCAAGATACTAAACAAAGAGCATTGTCATTTTATGAAACATTGCTTGAACAAGGTTTAGAAGATGATCAAATACATATATGGTTTAGCGGTAGAGGTTTTCACATAGAAATACCAAATCTTTATGGTTTTGTACCAAGTGAAAACTTACCTTATCAAGCAAAGATGACAATAGATAGTCATTTTGGTAAACTTGTTGACAATATATATGATAAAGGTAGATTAATTCGTGTTGGCTACACAATAAATATGAAAAGTGAGCTATACAAATTACCATTATCATGGAAAATGTTAAACGATATGACATATCTAGAAATATGTGAATATTGTCAAACTCAAAAACAAGATTACAACCATAAACCTTTTGATGAAAATCAAATAACAATATGGGAAGATAAAGTTCTTGATGTTAAAGAGTTTAAAGAAGAAAATAACGCTGATGTATCTAACACTAATCTAAATGCACATGTAACTTGTGTGCAAAAGATGTGGAAATCAGATAAAGAAGGTGAAAGACATATAACACTGCTTAGAATGGCTAATGGTTGGCGTAGAATGGGCATTCAAAAAGAAGGTGCTATAAAAATGTCTGAATATAATATACCTTCATTAGATCATAACGAAATTCTTAAAATTATAGACGATGTATATGCTTGGGAACACAATGGTTATAGTTGTAGTGATACAATTATGGAAAAATATTGTGATCCAATATGCAAGTTTTATAAGAATAAAAACTATGGTCTAGAAGTTCTTAATGTAAAAGAGCTTTCTAGTAAACTAAGAGACTTTGTTCACATGGATATGGACACTAACAGCTTTAATCTTAAAGACTATTATCCTATGAATACTGACTATAGATTCTTGCCTGGCGAATTAGCAATACTGCTAGGTGATACTAAGTTAGGTAAAACAGCATGGCTGCAAAGTCTTATGGTAAAACTATCTCACATGAATGTAATGTATTTATCATTAGAGGTTGGTGATTGGCTTATCTTTAGACGTTTCTTACAAGCTGGTAATGGAATTACTAAGCAAGAAGTTAATGAAACGTATAGAATATATGATGAAGATAGAGTTAATAAGATAAATGATAAAGTAAAACACATTAAAGTAATGACTACTAGTCCAGACATAGATTCTATGAAACAACTTATAGCTGACAATCAGCCACAAATTGTTTGTATAGATACTATAGATGCAATAGAAGTTAAATACAATAATGATCCTTTTACTAAAATGGAAAAGATAGTTAATAGTTTAAAGCAAATAGCAACTCAAATGGATGTTATATTCTTTGGTATATCTCACATATCTAAAGGTGCTTCTAGAGATATGCTTACTGTTCACAGTGCTAAAGGTAATTCAGCAATAGAACAAAAAGCAGATAAGATTCTAGGCATACAAGGACAGAGAGATGCAAATAATATAAGAGTTATTAGGTCATTAGCATCTAGGGACGAGACAGACTTTGAAATGGCTTTTGATTTCGACTACAAGACATTTCAATTTAAACCTAGGAGTATATAATGATTAAATATAAAACTCTTGGAACATCTTACGATAATCAATGCGGTATTTCTTTAATATTTTTATGGTTATTCTCTATTACTATGTCTTATAATATAGTAAAGGGAGACCATATGACTTTAGGAATTAGTGCAGGTCCCTTTGAAGTATCAATGGGTTTATCAATTTGGAGAAAGTTGTTACCATGAAAGCAAGATCAGCGAAGAACAAAGGCAAGAGATTGCAGAATATATTAAGAGATAAACTAGTAAAATTATATCCTGATTTAAAGGATGACATAGGATCTCAAATAATGGGTATGACGGGTGAGGACATTGTCCTTACCCCTCATGCTAGAAAGAAACTACCTTTTTCTTTTGAATGCAAGAATGTAGAAAAACTTAATGTTTGGAAATCATTCAAGCAATGTGAAACTAACTCTGGTAAATCAACTCCAGTATTAGTTATTAAAAGAAACAGAGAAACACCAAAAGTTGTTATGGATCTAGAAGAATGGTTAAAGTTGTTAAATGGATAGAGAATTATCAATAGATTATTTAAAAAAATTGTATGTACTTTTAGACAGATTAATGGGTGAGACTATACTTGGTATTAAATATGTAAAATCTCTCCGAAAAGGCATAGAATCTTTACAAAAAAATAAACTAGAAGTTGATAATGGTACATTTAAAGTTAATGTTAAAAACATTGAAGATACAATAACCATAGATGTAACACATGCAAATGGTGAAATAATAGAATCTTTAGAGTTTGATTCTAAGTCAATACTAAATAATAACATAATAGGAAAAAGTTAAGGAGTCTTGTTTATAACCTCCATACCTCTCAATCATCTAATGCTCGTAAGTGAGGCTCCTTAAACTTAAATATGAAAGAAATTAAACACGAAATAGACTTTGTATATATATCATCTGATGGTAGAAAATTTTTTACTAAAGAGAAAGCTGAAAAATATCAAAGAAGACTCAATAAGAAACTGTCTAAATTGCACGTATAATAAAAACAACACGTGTTACTGGTGGATGTATTACAAAAAACAATCTCCACCAAAAATTCCTAACAATATAATAAATAAAGGTTGTAAGTTTTGGATAAGTAATAATGAAAGACTTCATCCTTTACTTGAAGTAATTATTACAGAATTCAACGGAGAAATAATTGACTAAAGGTCAGGAGTATTACGCAGAAGAATACCGTGGCTTATCTAGAAGAGCAAGATTCAAGAAAGCCGCATTAATAGCGTCTGACAATAAAAGATGCTGGTGGATCTATCTCTATGTAATGTCATTCTATAAGTACTCACTAAATCCTAAAAAATAAATGCAAATATACAGAGAACCTATATTCCCTACTACTCTCTACTATTACAATTTACCTGTAGATAAAATGTTTTTAAAGGATATAGAAGATATTAAAAATAAAGAGACTAGCATAGATAGATCTAATAAAGGCGGTTATCATAGTGAATCAGATTTACATAATAGAAACATAGAATCTTTTAATGTATTAAATAAAGCAATATTAGAAGCAGCAAATAAATATATAATTAATGATTTTAGTTTAACTAAAGATATGAGCTGCAAAAAGATTTCTGAAATGTGGTTTATTATAAACAAAAAAGATAATTATAACTCTATACATACACACGCACGTTCTTGGTTATCTGGTGCTTATTATATTAAGCTGCCTAAACAACAAAAAAACTTTTTAGTGTTTGAAGATCCACAGCCTACTAGAAATTTTGAAAACTTACATTATAATAATTACGGTAAGGAAGTATATGAAGGTATGTTAATATTATTTCCTGGTTGGCTTGCACATAAAGTGCCTCCTAATACTACAGAAGAAGAAAGAATTGTTATATCTTTTAATTTAGATTATCCTACTTTTTAGACCATTTAGCATATAAAGTCATAAGACCAATTACAATACCTATACTTAATGATATAAAGGTTAGAATAGGATTGAATATGTTTGTCCATCCTATAATCGTTGAAAAAAAACTTACACTGCCACCTAACTCTGGGTAATTACTTAGTAATCTTAAAGTATCTCTCATTTAGAATTCCTCATCATTAAATTCCATTTCAACATTACTTAAATTCCAAGTAAAGGCATAAATAACAGCTGCTAAAAATAGTATAAATATAATTACTACTATAGCAAGCAGATATATCATGTTCTATCTCGACATTCGTCCCACTTTTTTAAATCTAACATTGGTAATGGTTTTTCTATCATATGATCTTTTAGTTTATCGTTTTGTATTGCCACTTTATTTCCACCTTTTATATATGGTTTACCATCTGTGCATCCTACTTCATATACAAAAAGTATTGTTTTCCAAAATCCTACTCTTACTACTCTTGCTGGTCTTTCATCAAAAATTATAACATCGTCAGTATTTAAATCATCTCCAGCAAAAACTTTAATAGCCTCTATAAGAGACTCAATAGTATTACGTCCTATTAGGAATACAAAAGCTACAGCTGCCATCCAGCCATACTCGCCAATTAAATTTTCTATAGCTTGTTGTTCCATTTAAATCCATTAGTTTTAATTATTCTTTATTTTTTTTAGGATGTGTTAAATACGCACCTAAACCCATTCCTACTCCTCCTGCTAAAGCCCCACCTAATAAAGCAGCACCAGCTTGTTTAGCATAACTTCCAAAAGTACGTCCTTTTGAAACTTCTTTAGCTTCTTCAGAAATACTAGGATCTTCTGTTAAACCTGTAGGTGCATGTGTCATTAAAAATTGTGCAATGTCTTGATCTGACATTTCTTTATTAGGACCAAGTCCAGAATCTCTTAAAATAGTAATTTTATCTTTTACAGTATCTGATTTTAAGAAGTTTCTAAAACTATCATCTCCCATTAATTGTTCAAATCTAGGTTTCCAGTTTAAATCATCTTGCTGTACACCTATAGGACTTTTGTTTTCAACAAGTCTATTCCAAACATTAATATGGTCTTTAACCATAATTTCATTTTGTCTCTGTGCAGGTGATTTATCTTCTATACCAAATCCAAATCCGTCCATATTATCTCCTATTTTAAAAAGTCAAACAGCCTTCTACCTGGCTGATATTCTTCTCTATAATTTCTGTTAAAAACATATTTACCATCAAGTGCTCTATCTCTAGCTCTTATTTCACCAGGACTAATGTCTGCATCAGAAACCATATTGTTTTCATTAGCTGCAAAATCATTATAAGTACTTTCTCCAATTATGTCATTTGGGTTATCCATACTATATGAATTTTTAGTGTAGTTATAATTGTTAGAAACATTTTTATTCTCCTCATTAACATTCATTGGAGCTTCAGATCCATAACCGTAAGCATCTTTACCTTGATTTATTCTTTTATTGTTAATATAACTTCTGTAAGCTTCTTCTGTTTGAGGTCCAAACATACCGTCAACAGTAACTCCTAATGCTTTTTGTATGTTCATTACTTGGTTTTTATCATTAAAATCAATGTTACCTGTATCAATATCATTTTGATTACCACTATAAGGATTTCTAACTGTTATATCAGTTCCTATATCTTCTTCATTAGAAAAGTTAGATTCAAATGCTCCAGGAGTCCAAAATTGATTACCCTTTCCCATTGTATATCCTGCTAGTCCAATATAAGGCAGTATATCTATTATTGTTTCTATCATATTATGTTCTCCATTTCATTTAGTTCACTATTTATTTTATTTTGACGAGCTTCTAATACTTTAGCTCGATCAATTCTATTTCTTACTTTATCCAAAGGTAAACCTAAAAACTGTTGCAGTGCTCTCCCTTCAATCGTTCCGTAGGGTTCGTCAATCGTTTTATCTACAGATCTGATTAAACGACCAAAAGGAAACATTGTGTACAAGTGATAATCTGCAAATCTTTCCCAGTCTTTATTAATAAGACTAGAAAATGCAGCCATAGGAATCCTTGCCACAGGAGGAGTTGCAATATTCAATGGTGCTACAGGGTAAGGCCATTGCCCAAAGAATGCTTGGTCTCTTTCTTTTTTGTTACCAAATAACCACTCTCCAGTTTCCTGCATCCAATCGTAAGGAGGTGGTAATGTTGTGTCAAATAAGCTATATGCAAAAGCAGTACCAAGTGCCATAACAAACATGTTGATTGCAAAATCTGTTTTAAACTTTTCAAATTCTTTAGTACCTGGTTCAAAGTCGTAATATTTAGCTTTTCTTAGCATCTCTTTACGAACTCTTACTGAATTAAACACAAATAATTTAAAACGAGAGAACACTTTTCCCAAAGCAGTTCTCATAAAAGATGGTCTAGCTGAACTATGATAAATAAATTGAGTTGCTTCCACTCCTCTAAAACCTGCTTCTACAACAGCTGGATCATTCAAAGAAAGCTCTAATCCATATTTACCCCAGTGTTCTTTATATTCAATAGCATGTGTTAAAAAAGAATCTTGTCTAAGTTTACGTTCTGATCTTTGCATAAACCATGCAGCTGCGCCTTCTACTTTTTTTTCTACTTTATATTTTTTAGCAATCTCGTATATAGTTTTATCTGATAAATCTGGATCTTGTCTTAGTTTTTTATTTACTTCATTTACAAAGTCTTTCATATTTTTTAAAGGAGCACCTTTTAAATTAGCAAAATCTGCATTAACATCTAATTCAGTAGCTATAAAAGATTCTATTACACCTTTTTCAGATAAATATTTCTTTAAGTCTTTTGTATTTTTAACAAAACTACCATCTGATAATTTTAATTGATAGTCACCATTAACATCTTTAATGATGTTTTTTGTTAACCATTTTTTATCATTAGCTCTTCTAAAATTTTTCATTCCACCTCTACTAATAGTCATTTGTGTACCACCGAATAAGTTACCTGCCATAATCTTACTATGTCCTAATAAAGTAAGAAGATTGTATTTAGCTTCCATTCTACCCCATTTATGTATAGTTCTAGTAAGCGATTGTATATGAGCTTCTTTCTGTGCTTTATATAAATCAGGGTTAGTTTTCTTTAATTTAGGATTTGGTCTAGGTACTATATTTTTACTAAAAGGTACTTCACGTCCAATCTTTTTAAATCTTTTTTCTACAGAATCATATATATCTATAATCTTTTGATCACTTGTAAGGTAATATCCTCTGCGTTTAAACTTAGGATCTGCCTTAACAAAGTTTTCCAAAACATCTTTTTCAAAAGTACTAGCAAAACCTAAAGAGTTATTTGCATACTCTCTTAAATATAAAGACCAGTCTTTTGTTCTATTACCAAAAGCTAATTCTTTTTCAAATTGTTGTATTCTTATATCAGACTGTATCTTAAACATATTTCTATACATTCCTCTAATAAAACCCTCTTTGTATAAATGAATAGCATTGTGAGTATTGTCCCAGCCAGGCATATTTTTAGCAGAACGCTTTTTAGCAGAACTAAATATATTTAAAGAAGATAAACCTTTATCATCCTGTTGGCTTTGAAATACTCTAGTATCAATACCAAATCCTTCTATTTTAGTAAGATCTTCCGCTTGTTTTTTAGTTTTACCTTCTCTGATTTTAGAATCATAAAAATCCTTAAGATGTTGTTCTTTAAAAGCAGCAATTTCTTTTTGTGATTTTTTATTTCTTCCAAAATTTAAATGAGGGAAGTAAGATTCAACATCACGCTCTCCGATTCTACTAAATTTTTTAAGCTGCACATCTTTAGGATTTCTCATTCTGTAATTAATTTCTCTTAATATATCTAAAGGTATTCTCATATTCTGACGATTTACCATAGGCTCTATAATAGTTTTTTCAATATTCTTAATATTTAAACTACCATCTGCATTAAACTTAATATACTTAGCTCTATCTTTAGCACTACCATAAATATACTTTTGACCGAATTGTTTAAAATCTTCTGTCATTAATTTGTCAGTCATTTCAATAACTTCGTCTAGTGTTTTTTCTTTACCTTTAATATTAAACTTTTCTTTAGATAAACGCTTATAATCTGATGTTAACTTATAATCATCTGGTTTAATTCCTGTTGTAGAATCTCTACTTTCTCTAAGTTTAATAACTATTTTATTAATAGATTCAGCATTCTTTTCACCAAGATTTAAATGAGGGTATCTCTTAGTATTATTAGGAATAACTTGTTGTAAAATAGATTCCATTTGACTGTTGCTTTTATGCATAAAGTCTTTTAAATCTCCCATAGTACTTGTAAACCTTTTAACTTTACGTTTTACTGTGCCTTCTTTACTTCTAATAGGCATTTCCATTTCTGAAAAGAATTTGTTTTCAAAGTTCTGCATGTATAGATCCATATATTCTGGAGATGCTCTAAATGCAAAGTCAGGAAGCTTAGTTCCTTTAGAAGTAAACCTAACATCCATATCTTTTAAATAATTATTAATTGCATTTATATCTTTTATATCTATCAAAGACAAATCTTTAGAATCAATACCACCTTTGTTTTGTATCTGCCAATTAATATAAAAATCTTCCAAATTATCTCTTATAATTTCATTGCTATTTACTCTGTTAATAAACTCTTCTACTAGTTTTAATTCAGGTTCAGTAATAGCTCTTGTTCTTAAATATTCAGCTTGATCTATAGGTACAAATTTCTCAACTACTTTTTGTTCTACAAGTTGTTTAGGAGTAGGAGCTTCTGATTTAAATTCAAATATACCTTTAGAAATTGAATCACCTTCTTTAAAATCATTCATTTTATTATAAATACGATCTTGTGTCTTAGTATAATACTCGATAGATTCTTGACTAATACTTTTAGATTGCCAAGGGAATTTAGAGTATTGTGTATTAACAGATTGAGTATAGTAAGGACTCAATAACCATAAATCAAAATATTCATTTAATAATGTTTTTGATAAACGAACTTCATGACCATTAGCTTTAAGCCAATTATTTATTTTAGCTTGATGCAACTGAAGTCTACCGTTTTTGTAATTAACTACTTCTCTATCAAATAATTCACTGCTAGAATGTGTTAATTCTTTTCTATCAAATCTATTAGGATTATTATTATAAGATGCTCTTTTAATTCTAGATGCTTCTTCTGCTATAGGCTTTAAAACTCTATCAACTATTTTAGCTTTTTGTGCTTTACTTAAAGGCAGTTTATTTATTTCGCTATAAACATCGTAACCTTTTTGAGTTACAGCTACATAGCCAGCTACTGCTTCTAAATCTCTTTCAAGCATGTATCTTACATCTTCATAGTTTCTACCTTTTTCTAACTGTTTAAGTATGTTACCAGTGTTAGATTTAAATGAAGCTAACTGATTTATTTGCTTTATAATAGAATCAGGAATATCTTGTCTTGTTTCTAAATACTTGCCTATGTTATCAACTAACTTAGTGTGATTTGTAAATAAGTTTTGCTCAAAAATAGAGTCTGTAATTTTCATATCTTTCATTTTTCTAGCAACAAAACTACCAAAATTATCAAATCCTTTTACATCAGAATTCTTTATAGTATTTTGTAATTGTGTCCAAGTAACTTTATTACTACCTTTTCCAGGATCAATATCTCTAATTACTTTTGTTATATCACCTAGCTTACTGCCTCTTATATTTAAAAACTTTAATTCAGTTAAAAAAGATCCACCATCTTTCTTCTGTACTCTAACTTTACCATTAAATGCTTCTTTAACTAAAATATCTGGGAACTTTGTGTAGTCAACCATAGTAGGATAGTTAGATGAGTCAGCAGATCTATTTACAATCTCTCTGCCTAATTCAATTAATCTATCGTAACCACCAGGTTTTAATTCTATGTATTCTATAGTAGCGTATTGCTTACCATTTTTATTATATACAGGTACGTTTGTTAATCTTCCACCATTAGCTTCTATGTAATCAGCTATTGCAGTTAAATTACTTTTAGCAATAACACCTAAACCTAATCCTTGATTACCTTTTGCAGCTGTTTCTGCAACTTTTCTTCTTAAAGATGGAGAAAACTTACTTGTAGTAGTTTTATACATTTCAGCAGCAGATTCTTCTGCACCAAATAACTTGTCGTTTTTAGCTCTTTTAGAGTCAAGTAATACGTCACCCCTCTCCCATTGTTTTGCAGCCTTTTTAGTAGCTTTATGAAGCTCTCGTGGCATACCTTGGTATATAAATGCAGAGTCACTATCTTTATCTGCACCTCCTAGGTACGCATTATCCTTTGCATTAGTAGTAATTGAATATCCTTTATCACGAGTAAAACCACCAAACTTAAGAGAACGTGTTCCAGACATACTATCAGAAGGAACACGAATAACAAGCATTTCAAGATCTGGATCTTCACTATTCCTACCAGATTTTCTCCAAGCTTCCTCAAGAGTCATGTCATCACCTTTGTATTTTACTTTCATATTTCTATGACCGTCATCTAATTTAAAATATCCTTCTTTTATATTTTTAGATGCATTAAGTAAAGACACAGGATCTTTAGGAGATAGCCATGCTTTAGCAGAATAATTATACTTAGGACTATACAGTCTATTTAAAAAGTATTTTTTATATACACTTTCCCAAAACTGTCGAGAGTTACGACCTGCTTCTCTTTGTGATTGAGAAAAATCAGATGCGTCTAGTATTCTATTGTTTCTATAAACATATTGTTTATATTCTTCTGCTGTAAATGTATCTACATCTTCTAGCTCACCTTTTTTATCTTGACGTGCTATTTCTCTTGCAAACTTCTGTGCTAATTTACTATTACCATGGTTTACAAAAATATCATGTATAACATCTAAACCAACTTCATCAACTGTAAGTTTATTCTTTTTTAAAAAAGACTCTATTTCTTTTATGTCAGTCTTATTTTTTAAGTGTGTTTTAATAGCTGTATTTAACTTTTCATTACCATTAATACTAGGTTCAAATACTCTATCCCAAACAATAGACATAACTCCACCTGCATCTTTATTATTAAGATTGCTTAATAGCTGTCTTACAATTCTTGATTTATTATTACCACCAAACTTTTTAGGATCTACAAATGTTCCTAGATTAATTCTAATATCGGAATCTTTAAACTCACCAGTAAATAATTCACCAGTATGATTCCACTCTCCTTTTTCTAATGCTGCTCTATCAAATGTATTAACTTCATTTAATCCTCTATGTTTAGCAGCTGATTCCATAATAAGAGCTTTAATATTATTCTTCTCCATATAGTTTACTAAGTCTTTAGGAGCAGCTTTACCTGCTGCTTTAACAATCATAGTACCTCTAGGAGTTTTAACAATTAAAACAGGTTTATTCATATCTACATTTTTAGGTAAGCCAAGACTATCCATCATCTTACTTAAATCTTTTGGTTTAAAATATATAGTACCATCTGTATCACTATCAAAAGGAACATCTTCTCCTTTTTCATTCTTGTAATACTCATTAACTACATCTTTAAAAATAGCAAAGTTACCTTCTTTTAAAGTTCCATCTTTTAAAGGCATAGATTTATCGTGATATATCTGCTCTCTTTTATTCCACTCAATTACATTTTTAGAAAATCCAGGTCTTTCTAGTAAATATAGATTAGTTAATTCATTATTATAAATACCATTTCTATCAGCTTCTGCTAATACATTTGACTTCCATGCGTCTTCATGCATACGATTTAATAATTCTATATCTTTATGATGATTGTATATTTTAAGAAACTCTCTTCTGCTTGTTTCAAATCTATCTGCAATATCTTTAGGAGTAGCATTGTTTTCTTTAGCTAAAGCAGTAAACAATTCTTCTTTATTATATTTTCTATAGTCAGTATGATAAGGTCTTAATGTAAATGTAGACTTATCTTTTACTCCACCAAATATATAAAAACCTTTTTCATCTAATCTCATATCTGTTTCAAATACTTTTTTCCATGAAAATATTTTTTCAGCATTGTCACCCTTTTTTTCAAATGTAAAGTCTAAAGGTTTGTACTTTTCAAATCTTGGTTTTTGACCAAAGCTAGCTTCATTAATAAAAACAGTATCCCATAATATATACTCAGTGTTTTCTAATTTATCTGCTGGTCTATCTGCTCTACTTTCACCTACTCTTTTACCATGCACATCTCCTTTAACACCTAGTTGTTCTGGAGAGAATGGACCCATAACTCTACTTTGTTTTTTACCATTAAGATCGTAGTATTCTTCAACAGCAAATATATTCTTTTCTTTTTCTCTATTCTTAGTATTTAATAATCTTTCTTGAGAGCTACCTGGCTTAGGATTTTTATCTACTTTTACATTAATATTGACATCATCCATGCTATCCATCTTATGATCAAAAGTATTAAGAATATTTTTAACATCTGAATGTATATAGTATTTATGACCTTCTCCTTTATAGTAAGTGTTGTAAAGATTATAAGCTTTGTTTCTATACTCAGCATCTATATCAGATTTAGAAGGTTTTTCATTCGGTCCTAAACCCTTTGATTGTCTTACAAAATTTTCTATTTCAATTCTTATATCGTCTTTTGTATCACCAGAAATTCTTTCTCTATTTCTATTGTAGTATTCTTTTGCTTCTCTAGTAGATTCTTTATATATATAGTCTCTAGCTTTAGAAGAATAAGAATAAATATCAGGATGCATTTCAGGAGTAAAAACAAAATCTCTATTATTATTATATCTTAAGTTTTGTAAAAATTGACCACCCTCTTTTTCAAATGAAGGTCTAGATCCATAACCAAAGTAACCACCTAGTAGTGTTTGATACATAATCATTTCAATAGGTTCACCTTGTAATGCAGTTGGTACACCAAGCATACTAGCACCTATAACACCCTTTAATCTTTGTTCACCTTTTCTATAGTTTAAAGGATCTTTAGATTTAAGATAGTTACCTATCATTTTAAATTCACCTAATCCTCCAAATGCACCACCTGCTATAGCACCTTGAAATCCTGCATTCATAATTTCATCAGGACCTTTCCAAATAGATGATACAGCACTTGCTGCACCAAGATGTACTGCTTGGTCTATAATAGCTCTAGTAGATGCTCCCTTTTTCATAAAGTCTAAAGACTCTAAGTTTGCTTTACCAAATAGCTTTTTCTTTAAACCAGATTCCATTCCTGATTTAGCAGCATCTCCAAACATCATTGGTATTGACCAGTTGTTTTTTTCAGATGCAAGTTTACTTAACGTTTTAGCACCAACAGCTTTTAAAGGAGCTGCCATTATACCAGGAGCAAAGCCTGCTAAATGCCCTAATGAATGTGCTATTGCTTCGTATGTAGTAGTAGGTTCATGTCCACTTAATTTACCTACAGGAATAGTAGTAAAACCTTCTAAGAATCCTGTTTGTAAGTTCATAACAGTCTTACGAAGATTAAAGTTATCTACTTTTCTTTTAAATGGAATATCGTTTTGATTTGCTAATTCTTGTAATTGATCTACTTGCTCTTCAGAAAATAAAGTAGGATTATATCTGTAAGTTCTTACAAGATTAAAAACTCTATCATTATATGTAGACACGTATCTCCTTATAAGCTATTTAAATAATCCAAATATGCATCAGGACCAGAACCTATTTGGAATGTCAAAACCATAAGGTTTTTGATTCCCTGTCATATCAAGTAAATTAGGTTGTCTACCACCAATTAAATTATCTCTTGCAGGATTTAATTGAGCCATTCTATTAGGAGATTGTGCTCCTGGAGGACTATATCCAATAGGTCCAGAACTTCCTTTTGGAGTGTTCCACCAATTCCTAAGTTTGCCCATTCCTTTAACAGCAAGAGCACCTGGAACAACAGATCCAGCTAGCATTCCTAAAGTACCACTAAACTTATCAGATTGAGATTCTCCATGATATTCTTCTCCTACTGAGTATGGTCTTAATGAATTAGGAATAAGTCCTAACGCTGCTGTATCAACCAAATCAAATAAACCTTTTCTGATTGGTTTAGATTTAACATTAAAATCTAGTCCCATTTGTGCAGCTAACATAGCTATTTGTTCTTTTTGTTTTTCAGGAAGATATTCTAAATCTCCTTTATTATATCTTTTTACAAGTTCTGCTACTGCTTTTGTTTTTTTAAATCTAGGATTAGCCATTATTTAACTCCTTTTATATCTAGTGCTTCTAATAATTCATCTATTGTAGCTCTTCTTGAAGCATCTCCATCATTTTCAATAAAATCTATTAATGATCTATATTGGTCTATGCCGATTCCTTTATACAAGTTAGGGTCTCTAAAATCAGGACCTTCAGGGCCAGGTCCAATTACATCTTCTGCTTTTGGATTTGATCCTGTCCAACTTCTAAACCATCTTTTCCAATCTCCTTTTGTTTCAGGAGTAGAAACCATAGCAGGAACTTCAACCATTCTACCATCTCTATAAATTTGTTTTGTTTTACCAGATGGATCAACCATAGTTTGTTTTTCTCCAAACATTTCAAATAGTCCTTTTACACGATTATCTTGTTTGTATTTTTCTAATTCTTTTGTATAATTATTTTTATCTTGATCATATTGATTAATTAATCCTAATAAATTTTCTTGTGATTCATCGTATCTTTTTCGTCTTCCAAAATCATAATCTATTATATCTTTAGATGTGTTCCATTTTGCTTCTTCTAAATCCATTCTTCTGTCATACTGTTGTTGATTTTGCATTCTTGACATTTGATTTTGCGCTGCTTGTGCTATTGAAAACATATTATGCCATACCTACTTTCTTCATACCAAATCCACCTGCTATTGCATTAGCTCCTGCTTGTCCTAATACTCCTATTGCTGGACCAGCTAGACCAGATACTAAGCCACCTACAGCACTCATTGCTGCTGCTTTAGCTTGTTGTTTAGCTCGTTGATTTGCTTGTTGTTGTTGTCTGTACATACCGTTTAAACTATTTCTTGTGCTTGCTGCACTTGCTTGCATTGATGCTGCTTGACTTAAATAACCACCAGCCATTTGTTGATTAGCAAGACCTTGTTGCATATTAGCATTTTGAACTTGTTGATTAATTGCAGATGTAGTATCTATTTGATTGTAGGATTGTCCCATTCTAGCAGCTTGTCTTCTTTGCATCATATCTGTTTGTGCTTGTACATCAAAAGCAGATTGCTGTGTCATTTGTCTTTGCATTTGATTTCTAGTGCTGTTCATATTAAACATATCATTAGATCTATTAAACGCTGCTTGCGACATACCAACTTGTGCTGCTGCATTTGCACTAGCACCAAATTGATCTATTGGACTTCTATCTATAACTGCACTAAATAACCCCATTTAACCTCTTTTCTTTATCATTGTTAAACCAGAAGATTCAAACCAACCTTCATCTGTTCTTACTTCTAAAACTACATCTCTATCAGATTTTGTAGTAACTCTAACGTCTCCAGGTTTACCACTTCCTTCTTTTTCTATATCTGTAACGCTAGAATTTACACTATCTATTAATGTGTTAATTTCGTCATAAATCTTATTTATTGCAAGTTGAACTTCTGGATCAGTTACTTTAGGAGCATGTCTTAATGATTTTATCTTAGACATTACTTGCCTCCTTTATCTATAAATTGTATTGCAAAGCTATCTACAACACCTTTCTGATTAGAAAATTTAACTTCTATATTTTTACCTTTACACTTAGAAGGTAATTTAATAATAGGACATATATTATATATTCTCTGTCCTTCTAATCCTACTGTACTTTGTGTAGAAGCATCATAATCGTGAGCTACTGCTGTAGTTCCTAGTTGCCCTCTAGTTACAGTCAATGATGTTGAACTAGGATTTGCAGTAACAAGCATAACTTCTTGTTCTAACATAATGTAAGTACCTATTGGTGGTAATGTACCTGTAATAGATTCTCCATTTAATCCCTTAACATTTATTGTTGTTTGTGCATCTGTTAAATCAGAATTGTCATACCAGAAACACCCACTAAATTCTTTTGTAAATCCTTTATTTTTTGCTGGGTTAATGTTTGGTATAGTTAATTGTTGTATTTCACCATCTACATATACTACTAAGTCATCATTCCATTTAGGAGGTGTGCTTATAGTATCTAAAGTAGGACTACCTTGTAATTTAATTCTACTCATTCTTTTAGTATTGGTTTGTTTAGTTAATGATAATTTTTTACTTAACCATTTCCAATCACGTTTAGTAGAATCTTTTTTATAATTATATATAAGATTACCATCTGATATTATTATATCTCCATCCATTCCTTGGATAGCTTTTTTAACATTAGGTGATTCCCAGTAATCCCACCTGTTTCTAGAAATGCTATAAACCCATGCTTTTGATACACTGCTATCAGGATTTATATCTGATGAAGCATGTACAAAACACACAAAAGAATTTGTTTGACCATCATAAAACACAAAAGGATTTACACCTAAAGTATTTTCTGAATAATCTACAGATTTTTGCCATCCTAAATTTATACCTTCGTATGTAGATACATCTAATATATTAGTACCTATTGGTTTAGCAATAGATCCATTGTGTAAATAAATATTGTTTACATCTGCAAAACACATTCCAAACTCTGTAACTACAAAAGCATCTTGGCTTAAACAACCTACACCTTCAAATGTATCTTCTATAAACATTTGCTGTGGATTTATAACATATGTATTATTTCTATCAAATGCATATATTTTACCGTTAAACGATGCTAATGCTGTAGGTATATTAGGTAATACTAAAAAGTCTTTTTTATAATCAAATTGGCTAAAGTTTCCTGATTTAGATTTATATACATACTTTTTAACATCATCTTCTGCGTCTTTATGCCACGCAAGACTTACAAATAATTCATCATTAATTTGCGCACTTAAAGAATAATTTAAACTAGTAGTTTCTCTTTCTTCATTTATACCAGTTAATGCTGCATAAGATCCAAATCTTTTATCGTCTCTAAATGTAAATTTATTTAATCCATTTTCATTAACCCAAATCTTACTATCTAAAGGAACTTCTTTTACTAATCTATATAAATCGTTATCCGTGTTCTTTCTGTATACTACTATATGTGTAACTCTAGGATTAAAATCATATGATTCATCTAAGTTTACTGTAACATCATGACTAGATTTATCTGCTGTCATTGTTTTATCATAAAAGAAATTACTTAATGAACTTTCTTGATAGCCATCATATAAAAAGGATACTTTATATTTAATATTTGCATTGTTAGGTAATTCTGTTCCTGTGCCTTGTTCATTACTAAAAGTTAACAATGGATTACTTGTTATATAATTGTCACTATCAAATGCTGTAAAAGATCCTGCTGTATAATCATAACCTTCTCCTAATAAAGGTGCTACAAATTGTTTATTTACATTAGATACTTTAGCATTACCAGACCCCCATACTGTATGAGTGTCTGCTGTTCCATCAGCTACATCTTCATTAGGTGTTAAAGATACTGGTAAAACTTTAGTATGAGTACTATACTCTGTATAAAAATCTTGATCTACTTTATTTAATAATCCAGATACTTTATCAGAATACCAAACGTGATATACGCTACCTGTTGTTGTGTATGTTTTATCTTCATACGCAGATAAAGTAGATGTAAGTTCACCGCCTATATTGCTACTTGATGATAATAATAATTGATTTTTATATGTCATATTAGTATTAGCTATAGGTTGCAAACTTCTAATTAAATCTAATGGACCACCTTGAAATTCAAATGGTCTCATTTCTGCTGCATGATAAGACATAGTTTCAAACCCTGGAGAATATCTATTTATATCATATGTTATTTGTGCTGGTTGATCACTTGCACTATACCTATTAGTTGTAACTCTAGTATCAGTTTGATTGTAATAGTATTCATCCCCACCACCCATTCTAGCAGTGCTAACATCATCTGTTAATGAATACGCACTTTTTACAGATGTAATAATAATTTGATGATTAAATTTTTCTCCATTATGATTAGCGCCATCACCTGCTGGTAATTCTTTAGAATCTTTTTCACTAGAACTAAGTCTACTTAAATAACCACCTGTTCCTCTAATTGTTGTTGCTTGATTGTCATTACCACCTGCACCTGTATAAGGTCTAAATTGTTTTTGATTTCTATTGTATACATAACTTGTTGATCCTTCACTTTCTCCAGTTTGTATATATCCACTAGCTGATTTATACATAGTAGTAGTTCCTAATCTTGGCTCTCCTGATAACCATCTTCTATCAATATATAAATAATCCCCAACTTGACCTTGAACCATATTTGCATCAGAAGCGTTAGAAAAAGGAACTATTGTAGGAACTAGTTTAGTGCCATCATATAAACTATAAGTACCAGAAGTATAGTAAAGATTATGATCACTTCCTGTAACTATACCTGATCCTCTAGTAGATATATGAGTACTATCACTAGTACTATAAATACATCTCTTTTTAAATTTACCACCATTATTATAATGCCAAGGTATTTCATTGTTTGTGTGTGCAGTAGAATTTGAAGTACTAGCATATCTACCTGCAAATGTTCTTGTATCAGATTTTGCAGAACCAGTATCTGTTATTTTAAATAATACAGGAGTATCATTATATGTTTTAAATTGATTTTCACGAACTGAATGACTATTGTCAACTTCACTATCGTTTAACATCCATGTTTGACTAAAACCATCTATAGCCATTCTACCGCTTACTGTCCCTGCAAAACAAACTTGATGTTTATTAGCACCTTTAGACCACTGGCTATCATTAAAAGATAAAGCATCATCATAAGCTATAGCAGTATAATCCGCAGGTTTTTCTTGTAATGGTTTTATGGTAGTAAGTGTATGTGTAAAAGGAGTAGTTAGTCTAGGCTCTCCATCTATACTTCCATCAAATCCTATTAAACTACCCATGCTTGTGTAGCTATGGTAACCTGAGCATTCCCAAGATATACCACTTCCGTCTCTTCTCATAACATAAATATTATTAGGACCATCTCCTTGATTAACACTATAAGAAGAAGATTGTGGTAATATAGTATTAGATGCTTCACTATTACCTTTACCTAGCATCATAGAACTTTTTTGTATGTAAAAATTACAATCTCCATCTTTCCAAAAAGCTCCAATACCATTGTCTACTCCGTGACTATCAGACATTATATTTTTTTCACACTCATCATAAGGAGGAGTACGATCATATACTTCTACACTATTAGATTGCACTGTAGTTGGATAAAAATTATACAACATTAAATCCCATTTTTCATGAGCACTACCATCTTTTCTTTTCCATAATACCCATACTTTACAAGAATAGTACGGAAATGAATCTTCATCGCCGCTAGTACCAGGATGTGTTCCTTGCGCTTTAAATTCATTTAAACCTTCTACTTTAGTTATTACAGTATTGCCTTGGTAATTAGTATGTCCTTTACCATCTTTATTTATAAATCCTGTAATAAGATTACCAGTATCAAATCCGTGATTTAAATTGTTTGCATGTGATTGTATTTTAATAGTTTTATCTGCTGCGTAATCTTTTATATCACCAGTTTGATTAGTTTGTGCATGATGATGTGTCATATTACCTGGATTAGCACCTGCTCCAGCAGAGTCTGTATCATCATCGTAAACATATTTTTCTGCTACATTATTTTGAACAGCTGTCGGTACTTGTGTAGTATCTGTTGCATTATTCCATGTTTCAATTATACCTGCAATATTAGAATTCACAGGTTCTTTAGACCAAGAATAAGACTCTACCCAAGCTCCACTAGATTCTGTAATCGTTGTATCAGTACCTTCTAAATTATGATCTATAGTTCTTATGTTAGAGTTTTCACTATATCCATATTCATTAAATCTTTTAGCTCCATATATACCACCATACCAATGCTTAAAATTACCATCGTATTGTGAGTCTTGACATCTAGCTATATTAGAATAGTCTAATACCATTTTAGCATCTAACTTTATACCTTTGTAAGTATCATTATTATGTTGACTATGAAAGTCTAATAAGTTTACCCTATATAAATTACCGTTAGTTGTTCCAACCCAATACATCATATGTAGTGGTCTACATCTTTGATCTGATACATGACCACTGTCTATTGTACCATCACAGTAATATAAGTAATTAGAATTAGCTACTGATGCACCAGAGGTTAAAGGACTTCTGCATTGTGCTATTGTAGTTATAGTATCTCCATCTATAAATTCAGATATATCAATAGAACTAACTCTATCTGATTCTGCAGTAAAATCAGCAGTTCCAGGAGCAGTACTTATCTTGTATATTTTAGATGTACCTTCTACGATTCCCATCATAAACGCTGGTTCTGTTGTTCCAGTATTACCTAAATATTCTAATACTTCACTTCCTGATGTATTATCTACTACCATAAATACATCTCCTATTACTAAAGCATTACTAGGATCGTATTTGTATTGTTTAGCTCCTAATAGTTTATTATCACTTGTATCATTAGTGTCTGTAATTTTAAAACACCAACCTATTTTAGGAGGTTCATTAGCAGCTTTACCACTATGATTTATATTTGCGTTTCCTGCTGCGTATAATTTACCACCAGCGTCTTGCATATGATCTTTTAAAGTTGCTGCTCCAGCAGTATCATTAGCATTCATACCAGAAATTGCTGCATGATAACACTGTTGTTCATTAAACGCAGTATTATTATCTTGTATTTGCTGTGCAATAATATGATCGTAGTTATTAGGTGACGCTGATTCATCTACAGAATCAAGGCTATCATTTACTAAAAACCAACCTTTAATATCTTTATTTATTTGTGTAGAATCTATGTGTCCAAGCCATTTAGTGTTAAATATTTCTGAACCACCTAAGCCTATAAATAGATTCTTATTTCTTTGTTGTATTGTAGATTTATTATCATTAGTAATATTATCTGCAAATTCAGATGTAAAATTTTCTCCATTAGTATTATATATATCATCCCATTTAAATATTTTATTAGAAGTGTAGTTAATTCCAAATAAAGTGTAAACCTTATCATCCATATTAACAACAGCCATATCATCTGATTGAAATAATGTACCTTTTCCTTCCGTTGTAATAGTTGGTAAAATAGCAGATGTGTTTATTTCAATAAATGTAGCGTCTTGCTGAGGAACAGCAGTATCTGAATTATCTGGTATATAAAACAATGGAGCATCTACATTTGCGTCTGGAGATATTGTTATTGTATCAGTACTTACAGTAGAAGTAAATCCATCTGTATTATTTATTGCTGTGTTTAAAGCTGTAGCTATAGCATTAACATCAGCTGCATTTGATACACCAACTGAAACTGAAGTATACCCTTCTAAATTAGGATCTACACCGCTTCCTTGTTGAACAAAATAAAATACATATTTTTTTTCTTCATAGCTAGAATTATACGTAACTGCTTGTATTAAAGCACCTTCATATACTTGCTTATTATTGCTTACATCTTTTCTTAATACGAATGTACCTATAGGAGTTCCTGTTGGTGCAGAACTTATATCTGCGTGTATAAATTCAACAGTAAAATTATTAGTATCTACACTATTAAGAACTCTTAAATAACCGTTTATATCAGTACCACCAGACGTATTAGTAAAATCTATTACATCTCCAGTTGTTAATCCATGACTACTAGATGTTAATTTTACATAGCCATCTGTATGAGCTGCAATAGCTGTAACATTAACATTGTCTACTCCTTCATCATCGTTAGGATTTTCTACAGATCTTAATATTTTTAATGTTTGTACAGTTTTAGCACTTACTGCAAAACCTACATCGCTTTGTAATACTTGATCGTTAGATATTGCTTGTAATGTACCATCTTCTGATACAGGATTTATATTTGTAGAATATGAAGCTGCATCGTTAGGTATGTCAGTTTCTGAAGGTGAGCCTACGACTCCAGATGTAAATGTTGATATTTCAAAACTACTTTTAGCCAACTATAACTTCTCCCCATAATGTTGTTTTACCTTTTACTATCTCTACAACTTGTACATTAAAATTACCATTCTTAAAAAAATCTACTATAGCAAATGCGTGATTCCAATTAGTTAAATTACCTCTTAACCATTCTTCATCTTTTTTAATGTCTTTTAAACAACCTAAACTCCATGCACTAATAGTTCCACCTAAACTAGTATGTGTATGTCTTTGTAAGTCATGAGTATGTCCGTATATAACACTCTCTCCATACATTGCTATGTGTGCTTTAGCATGATGCATACCTGTTCTATGACCATGTTTAAAATTTAACTTACCAATCTTTAAAGGTACTTTTCTAGAATAAGGATGAAATTCATATCCTCTCTCTTTTAATCTTAAGGCATTATGAGTTAAGAATCTTGGTCTACTATGTTTTATAGCGTATGTATCTAACCATTCTTCATGATTGCCTTGCATAAAATATCTTTCATTACATTTAATATTATCAAGAGCTTTGTCTATTTGATCCATTCCTTTGTTAACTTGTTTAACAGACTTGTCTAACATTGGTATTAATAATTCATCAGGCGGTTTATCACGCTTTCTCCAGTGATGACTACTAAAGTATTGCCACTCTCCTGTATCGCCTAAATCTACGTATGCATCTGGCTTAACAATTTCAATTGCTTTGCAAACTATATTAATAGCTTTCTGATCATGTAAAGGAAAATGCTTATCTGGTGTAACTATTAATCTTTTATGTATTCGCATTCTATGTTTGATTCCCAATAATCAACTGGTATGTATATATATGCATATATCATCTTAGTTCAAAATGTGGAAAATCATCAAATTTATTATCGTCAACTTCAAAGTTCATATTCCAGTCTCCTCCCCAGCGAAGAGTAATACCCATCCCACGAGCCACCCCAATGACGAACCCAGCAAAAAGGTGGAAACGCTCTCTATCATTCCAGTCAATAGGGTAAGGAGCGACATCAACAGCGACACTAGGGCTAGCATTATGCCTACCATCTGGGTAACGTACTTTAGACTTGCCTTCTTCTTGTAATTTGTTTTGTCTTTCTTCACCTCTATGACCTTCTAAGACTGAACAGTCTACGTGTTTTATAACTTCATTAAATACTTTTTGTAATCTTTCATCACAACTTGCAAGATTTACATTACTTCTTTTTCCAAATCTAGGCATTATTTATTACCTTTTTTTTTCTTCTTTTTTTTAGGCTTTGGTTTTGGTTTCTTTTTTCCGTATGCCATAACTACCTCCTATTTAGATTTTATTTTATCAACTATAGGTTTTAGGAACATATCCCAAACCAAATCATCTTTTGTAGATGGTGACAACTTTATTCCTTTTTCTAACACATATAAAGCTAACAACATCCATTCCCAATTTGATGTAATAAATGATAACATTATTTTCTCCTAGATTTTCTTTTAGTTTTCTTTACTCTCTTTGCTTTACAACCACAAGTGGTGCAAACATACTCTGCTTTTTCATGAGCCATTTTTTTTAACTTTTTAATTTCTCGATCATGTTCTTGTATCTTTTTAAGCTCACGATTATCCATTACTTTTTTTATAACAGTATCAGCTAATTTTTTTAATAACATAGCTTGTATCATTTCTTTTCTTTCTTCTC